GAAGGGGGTGAATTGAGATGGCATGTTTCGGTTATTGGGGTAATGACACACGGGCACGGGCAAAAATGAGCATTGATGTAATACGTGGTAACCCTAAAAAAGCAAAGTATGCAATATTCTACGAAGTAGAATCAGACCCAGTATATTTTGCTAACACTAAGGAGAAGGCTTTAGCTATAGTTAAGAAGCTAAAGGCTAGGAAAGATGTAAGGAACATCGTAGTATTTAAACTAGTAAAAATGTAGAAAGGAGAAGCGATGGAGAGAGTCTGGGATTACACAATGCTTAGTACTTTTCTCGAATGTCGGAAGAAGTACTATTATAGGATGGTTAGGCACCTAACCCCTAAGGTGACCAGTGCTCCGTTAGAATTTGGAGGGGCTATTCACAAAGCCCTAGAGATGTGGTATAATTCCAATAGCATGGATAAAGCTATTGCGATTTTCAGGGAAACCTACAAAGATAGGGAAGGTGATAGCCTTAGAACTCAGGAAAATGGGGAGAAGCTTTTAAGATGGTATGCAAAGGTGTATGCTAAGGAGCCTTTTACACTGGCGGCTAAGCCCGAGATAGGCTTCGTTTATCCTATAGGAGATATACTCTATGCAGGGAGGATAGACTTACCAGTTAGATGGGGAAAGGAGCTTTGGATAGTTGAGCATAAAACAGCATCTGTCCTTAACTTCAACTACTTCAAACAGTTTGACCTTGACTTCCAAATAACTGGGTATATCCTGTGCGCAGAAGCTTACTTCGGGGAGAAATGCTTTGGCTGTGTGGTTAATGCTCTTCAACCCTGGAAGGAAACTAAGAGGGTAACTGAGAAGACCAAGAAGGCTGAGGAACACTTCTACCGAGACCCTAAGACCAGGACTACCCAACTCAGGGAGAGGTTTAAGCTTAATGTTCAGAGGTATATTAGGGATATTCTTTGGTGTGAGAAAGAGAATGAGTTCTATGAGTGTGAAAGAAAGGACCAATGTTATAGTTACAACTCTGAATGCCCTTTTAAGACACTCTGCATGTATGGGGAGGACCATCGGGTTATTGAGAGGGAGTATAAAGTGGAAAAATGGGAACCGTTTAAAGAGGTAGAGGAGGTGAAGAAATGAAAAACATGATTAACTTTAAGACAGCTGACAGACCATCTATTACTAGAAGTTGTAAGTTCCCTTACGAGACTGTATTAAACGCCTTAAAAGTGTTGGACTCAACCAAGTCTATAGTTTTTGATGAGGATGAGATTAAGCAAGGGAACGTATACTTATTAAGAAAGTTTGCTGGACAACTAGGCGTTGGTTATGTTAGAAGAGCAAGGATAGATGGTAAAATACACCTTTGGTTAACTAAAGACAAATTGGAGGGTAAATAATGGAGAAAATCTTCAGTTGTCTACTGATAGGACCACCAGGGAGTGGTAAAACCACAGCCGCTTCAACTGCACCTGGTCCCGTTCTATTTTTAGACGTGGATAACAAGCTTCACAAGATGCACAATATCTCAGGGAAGTTAGAGAAGGGGGATATTATCCAATGGGCTATTGATGACCCTCTTTCAGAACTAACTCTTGTTAGGTTAGCGGGATTAGACCCTAAGCCAGGGTCTCGTGTAACCATGGCTAAACCTAAGGGTTATATGAGATTGGCTGAGATGATACAAACTCTTGTTGATAATGATTGCACTATTGAAAGGGAGGGCAAGAAGATAAAGATTAAAACCGTGGTATTAGACAGCTATACCTCCATGAATGAGCATCTTAAAAGACTCTTAATGGCGGCTAATTCAACATCTACTATGACCCTCCCTCTCTATGGTGTAGCCCTTACCAACTATGAAACAGTTAATAATACACTCCTTAGACTTAAGTGTAACGTAATCTTCATCTGTCATGAGAGAGCAGATAAAGATGAGTTGACTGGGAGGATTTCTTACCTTCCCTTAATTGATGGTCAAATGAAGGATAAGATAGGGGTTGGGTTTGAGGAGGTGTATTGGCTCCGTAAAACTGTAAGAGGAGATAAGGTTACTTATGAGATGTTAACTGTTGGTGACAGTATGAGGTCTTGTAGAACATCAAGAGACATACCCATGATAGTTCCATCTGACTTCAGTAAACTTTATGGAGGGAGGTAATGGAAGACACATATACCTATAGTATATCAACAATATCTTATGTAGAGGTAGAAGGGGAAAGTGATGAAGAAGAGTAAAAGATACACACCAGGTCTCACTGACATCGAAATGACAATGGAGGTTCTTCAAAAGCAGCACAAAAAGGCTAAGCGTGATGCTTGGCTTAAAGAACACAAAATCCAAAAGAAAGGAGGTAAAGCTGATGAAAGTCACGGTAAATCCTAATGCTGAGACTGGCGGCTTTGGTTATGCCGAAGCTGGTAGTTACAGGTTGAGAGTAGTAAATTGCTCAATAGCAGAAGGTAAGAACTACCCTTATGTAAAGTGGGAGTTCGAGTTTGCAGACCCTAACGTGAAAGCAACTGACGACAAGTTGAAACCAGGGCATGTATTCGAGAACACTACCCTAAAACCTGAAGGTAATGCTCAATTCAGGTTGAGGGAGATTTGTGAGGGATTAGGTCTAACCTGGGGAGACTTCGACACTGAAGACACAAAAGGGCTGGAGCTGGATGCAGCTCTTAGTGTTAAAGAGTATGAGGGAGTTTTCTCAAACGACATAAAGAAGATAGTAAGGTAGTCTACATAGAGGGGGGTGCCCACTCCTGGTTAAATGCTAAGGGGGTTCTTTACATTTTTCACTCCTACCAAGGCAGCCCTCCTCTACCTTATCTGATAAGTTCAATAATTGAAATTACAAGGAGGACTTATGATAATAAACATGCTTAGAGCAGTAAGTAAGATGCTTAACACCACCAAGGACATACACGAGCTTGAGATTAAAGCAGACTGTGCTAAGCTCATGCTTGATGAGATAATCAGTGGACTTGAGGGAAAGGACACAATTGACATTACGCACCTCTGTGGAAAAGATGATAAGATTAAACCAGAGCCAACTAAACCCGTAGTAATCCAACCAGAGCTTAAACCAGACCAGCCGCCCTTTATGATATCAGTAGATAAAGATAAGAAACTAAACCCAATAAAGGGTCTACCTAGCTCACGAATAGTAGTAGTAGACGGAAAGACAATGACTCACAAAGAAGCAATAGGACTCAAATTCACCAAAATTAAAATATTGGAGGAGTGATGCCCAAAATTAAAATAACCGAAATCCAAGTAGGAAGTAGGTTTAGAAAGAAGTTTGAGGGAGTAGACAAACTTGCCCAATCTATTATGACCTATGGTTTAATCCACCCAATTGTAATAGATGACAAGAACAGGTTAATAGCTGGTGAGAGAAGGCTCCGAGCCTGCCTCTCAATACTCAAACGGACTAAAAATGAGGAGAGGTGGGGCTCAATTGAGGTTAAGTTTCGAAAGGACCTGAACGAACTTGAGAAGAAAGAGCTTGAGTTAGAGGAGAATATCCAGCGGGAAGCCTTCACTTGGCAAGAGGAAGTTAATGCAAAAGCTGAGCTTCACAAACTTAAACAGAAGATTTATGGAAGTGCAGTTAAAGGACACGACTCTGATGGTTGGAAGTTGAGAGACACTGCTGAAGCCCTTGGTGAAAGTATGGGAACAGTCTCCATGGATATAGCTTTAGCTAGGGGAATGAAAGCCTTCCCCGAACTCAAAAAAGAGAAGTCCAAAAGTGTAGCTTTTAAAAAGTTAAAGCAAAAGCAGGAAGACATCCTAAACGCTGAACTAGCTAAGAGGCTTAAAACCAGCAAGATAATAGCAACACCCAACATCATCCATGGCAACTGTGTGAAGGAGATGGGAAAGATGGAAACTGGGTCAATTGACCTTATCATAGCCGACCCACCCTTTGGGATAAACCTAGGCGAAGCCGAGTCCTTTAAAAAGACCCACAACAAGGTATATCCCTGCCCAGATGATGAATTCACCATCCTTGACATGTTGGATAAGGCCTTCGCTCAAATGTTCCGCATTTTAAAGGATGACAGGCACGCTTACATCTTCTTCGGATGTCAACATTACAACAAAATTAAAGAGCTACTGGAAAAAGTAGGCTTCCAGGTCCACCACATCCCACTAATCTGGGACAAACTCAGTGGAGGTTTTCCAAGTCAGTCTGTTAACTTTACCTCCTCTTACGAACCATTCTTCTATTGTAGGAAAGGAGGGAGGAAACTTAATGGAACACCTAGAGATATCTTCTCAATTAAGAGGGTCCCCTCTAATAAGAAAATCCACCCAACGGAAAAGCCAACAGAGTTCTTGCGAGGTCTTATTGGTTTATCTAGCCTTCCTGGTGAAAAAGTATTAGACCCCTTTGCAGGAAGCGGAAGCACCATTGTTGCGGCTAAGGAACTTAGTAGAATAGGGATAGGGATAGAGTTAGATAACACCTACTACAACAACATAGTTAAAAGATTGGAGGAATAGTATGGAAATTGGAATAAAAATGTGTTCAAACAAACAATGTCAACAATACGGAATGGCTATATATTCTGGCAAATTCTGTGTGGTGTGTGGAATGAAGGCAGTTGATATGCCCAGGTGCAAACATTGTAAAACAATAATATGGCCGAGCTCAAACTTTTGTCCTGAGTGTGGGAGACCAAACAAGTAGGAGGTATTATGACCAAAGAAGGTCAATTAGGGAACAAAAATCATCAATGGAAAGGTGGAACGTGCAGGTCAACCATTTATAGAACTGTTAAAAAAATACTTCAAGAAAATGGAGTTGACCAAAAACTGTGTCAAAATTGCGGAAAACGCTTTCCACATAACCTAAACACTCACCATAAAGATGGTAATAAAATGAACAATAATATAGACAATCTAAAAATTCTTT